TCCTTCTGGATTAGTCACTTTAAACCCATTTGCGGTTTTGACAAAAGTATCTGTCAAACCCTTTACACTATTTAGTTTATTTACAATTTGCATTTTTGCATCAACTAGATAGTTTTGAAATGTAATAACTTGTATTAAGTTATTGGTGTGTTTATTTACTTCTCTTAAATATTCTTTTTGTATCTGTAAGTATTTATCTTTTCCTTTTACACTCTTTGCTTTGTCTATTTGTTTCTGTATAGACATTTCAACCCATTTTGAGTATCCCTGTGCGTGTGCTTTAGGATTCTTAATAGTTTCACCAGCACGAACCTTACTATTATTATACGTCTTGAGTGATGCACCAGCTAATGCACCTGTCATACTATTCTGTAGATTAAGAAACTTCTTCAACATTCCAGAGTTAATTTTCTTGAAAGTAGAACCAGTATTGGATAATGATTTAGTTACTGTTGCAGTTTCGTTTGCAGTCATAGTTGCACTACCAGAGGTATCTTTGTAAGTAGCATCGTCCATCCATACACTAGATACTTTTCTTAAACTAGAAATGTCTGCACCGAATGAAGCTTTCATGTCTTGTAATGCACTACCAGTATATGTAGTGTGCCAAACAATACCAATCTTTGATTTATTAATTGTACTTCCTAATACACTGTCAACAGATACAGCATAAACAATAGTGTTAGGCTGAAAAGTATAATACTTAGTACCTTCGATAGTTTCCGTTGATACATCATCGGTAAACATAAGATCACCTTGTAGTACACCCTTGATACCAAGTTTAGAAAGCTCTTCAAGAGCAACTTTAAACTTTGAATTAAGAGTTCCAGAAAGGTCATCGTCAATCTCCTGTGTTGTTTTATATAGTTTTGGGTTTACATTAAATACTGATTTCTTCGCAACAAAGAACTTACCATCTTCTGGATCTATACCAGCAAAGATTGCTGGAGCTCCATCCCACTTGACAGTCATGTTGATTGAAGACCGAGCATTACCAGCAAGCATATCCCTTAGTGAACGTAGGAAGTTGATTGCAGCCCTACCACCTTCAACTCCATAGTTGAGGATTTCATCTTCAAGATGCTCTAGGTGTAAGTTTTTACCACCTTTGTCTTCGTCTAGTTGTGTAAATGATATCATCTCTGTTAATATCCAAACAATTCTAAACCAGTTGTGCTAATCTTATCAATTACAACTTCAAAAAATTCCGTAATAAATTTTAAACCACGCTTAGCTAATTCTTTTATCTTTAATAATAGTTTATTAGATACGTCCTTAAACCACTGTTTAACCGCCCCTATAATTTTAAGTTCAGTCAATGTCTCTTCGGTTAATAAAAGATTACTAGTAAATTCTTGTAATGATGTTTCCATAAAATTATAAAAAGTATCTTCGTTATTTTTATGATATGATTTAAAATCAAGAAATTCATCTTTTATATCAATTCTTAAACTACCACTAGTTGTTCCTGTTAAATCTTTCCTTACCTTACTTCCTGATCCAGTTTTAGGTGAAATTCTAATACTTGCTTTTTTTGATATGCTTTCCATGTAAGAAGATGGTACGTTTGCTGACGTAGACAGTGGATTGATATTATTACTTGTGCCATTTTCAGGATCAAACTCTACAACCCAATTTGAATTTGCATATTTGTCTGGTCTAAATTTTGTTTCTCCTGTAGCAGCTTCGTAACAAAACCACCTTTTAAACTCATAATTTTTTTCAAAAAAATCTTTAAAGACCTTGGTTGTTTCTTTCATTTGTGCTTTCCAATCAACAATGGATTGCATTTCTTTTTCATATTTTTTCTTATCAATATTAATAGTTACTTTATTTTTTCCTTGCTTAGCTCTAATCTTCTTAGGAATTACCTTAGTTTTAATAGCTTTAGCAATTGAGTTAATATTTCCTTGAACCGACATATTTTTAAGAACATCACCAAGACTATCCACTAAAACTTCAACTTCTGCTGGTGCATTATTATCCATATACTCTTGTGCTGCTCGAAAAGTAGATTTAGTTTCATCCAGCAAACCAGACATCAGCTGAGAACCACCCCTTTGCTTTAATGAAATATTAATTCCATCAGTTGAATAGAGGTCTGTTTTGGGGGTTGCTTTTCCCTTCCACCAATTAATCATTTTACCATTACCCTTACCAAAATGAATCATTGAATTTGGTGTTGCTTTGGTTTTATTTTGGATATCTTTAGCTATTAATTCGGAAATATGCTTAGATGCTTCATATGAATCGAGAGTTATTCCATATGTATCTGGAGCATTTTCATAACCACCATTATAAGCAATTACAATATGCACTTCCATTTCGGTAGCACCAGCAGTGCTACCGCCCTCAGCTAAGTATGACTGAACCTTATCCACAGGCGGAATGTAATTTTCTGTGCGTGGCTTTAACTGCCGGACGTAACCATTTAAACTCATCAACCTCTCCATTTGTATAGTATTTATACTATTTATAGTAACAGAGAACTTGATTGGTGTCAAGTTAAAAGCTTAATTATTTCTGTTTTGATGTTTTGAGCGTCTTCTGGGGTGTCATTATTTCTAATTGATAGATATTCCCGAAGAAAGAAATTATTTTGAAGATTGGTCATTTGAGTTTTTCTGCCCCCTATCCAAGTCTTGTTCTGCAAATTTCCTCTTTCGTCTTGTCGTGCTTGTTCTTCTTTTAGACTTGTAGTAAGAATAAACACTTTAGTGTCGTAGTTTTCTGTCAGCCACTCTACCTTACTAGTGAGGCGATCGCCTTCAAATACAATGTGACGATAGTTCTTAACCTGTTCAGCAATAAAACTTTCAAACACACCTTTGCCTAAAACAGAATATGACCATGAATCTGTGCCTGAAAATTCAGAAGAACTGTATTGGCCAAGACATAGTATATCGTTATATTTGGTACAACGAAATAACTTCTGTGGTTCTATTAGTTCTGGAGCTCCAAACTCACAGGTAACAGATTTTAATAAAGAACTTTTACCAACCGCTGGAGCTCCAATTATGCAAACAATCATATAAAACCTTTCAATTATTTATCAAGTGTATATTTTGTGGTTATGACAAATTTTCTAGCAGGGTTTACCATAACATTGAATCGGTTCATAGTAAATCTGTTTAGTAAGACATCTGAGCCCATTTCGGAGCGGTCATTCAATCCAAACATAACATCTTTATATGTTGACCCTGCAAAGTCTATATCAAGTTTAATTACAGGTCTTTCATCACTTCCACCACCTGTATCAACCTCATAGGATTTAATCCAGTTTGTAGTTATAGTCTTACCCTGCAATGTAAAGGTAATTTTCTTACCTTTCACATCAATGTCCTCAGCGTGCAAAACTGAGAGAACTGAATTACCCGTATCAAACTTTGTCTCTAGTTCTCCAAATGGAGCAATACTTACCACTTCTTCATATCCACACTGAACTGGTGAAGTACGTCTTGATGCAGTATCTTTAAAATGTTCTAAAACTTCTTTTATAATATTCTTTCCAGAAGCTTCCTCGATGCCTTCGCTGCCAGGCGAACTGTTTACTTCCAGTATAAATGGTGGTTCTGTTTTAGAATTGCTAGACGGTATAAAATCAACCGCAGTTAGAATACCATCTAATGCTTTTGCAGCAAGTAGAGACTGTTCTATTTCAAGGTCAGATAGTTTGTAGGACTTAACTTTTGCACCCTGAGAATAGTTGCTTCTAAAATCACCCTCTACAACATCTCTTTGCATAGTGCCGATAATTTTACCACCAAGAACAATTACACGAACATCAAATTCACTCTTAATATATTCTTGAATTAATAAATCTGAACTTGAATCTGTCTTGTACATCAACTGTACAATTGAGGTTAATGCACGTTCTGATTCAATAAACAAAACACCAACACCTTTAGACCCCCTCAAAGTTTTCATTATAATAGGAAACTTTGTATCAAGTTTTTTAACTGCGTTTTCTAGCTCATCTTTATTTGGTACGAGAACCGTTTTGGGTTGAGTTAATCCGTAATCTTTTAACTTGATATAGGTACGAAACTTATCTGCTGCCATATTGATGGTCAGTCTAGGATTGACACAACAAATGCCTATCTTTTCTAGCTCTGAAATTAAATCTAATGAACTGTCTCTAGATGGTGTTCCACGAACAAACACAACTGTATCAGAGGGAGAAATATCAAATCCCTTTTCATCACCAGCTTCATGAATTTTGTAAGTCTTATCATAGGACAGGTTTGCCCCATCCAAAGAAATGACATAGTTTGCAAGTCCTAACTTATCGGACTCTTCTTTTATGCGTTTTGAAGTAATTGCTTTATCGCCATGCTCAACTGAAAGAACGACAACTCTATAGTCTTCTTCTTTTGCTTCAGTGATAAATGACTTGAATTTTTCCATCAGGATTCTTTTTTCTTAGACCCGATGTTGTATTTGGTTTCTAAGGCCCATTCATTTTTTTCTAGAAAGGACAATACTTTGATTTGACTAAGGGGAGCAAGTTCTCCAACTTCATCAATAATGTTTACTAGACCCCAATCTTTTAAAAGCTTTGCAATAGTGTTTCGTCTTGCAACATCATTTTCAGTTAGGTTTGTATTTTTACCATCCAGTGCAAACAATTCCTTGAAGTGAAGCACATAATAACGTCCTTGCTTGTGTAGAATATGACACGATTGATATAATTTCTTTTCTTTTCTTGATGCAACGCCTATACGAGAAAGTGTCTCCCGAACCTTTAAAAAATCATCTGGTTCGTTTAGAGTGATCTCCAACATGTCCTCTTGTGTCCAATTAATTTCTTCCATTTCTTCCACCTTTATTTAATTTTATTTTTATGGCAGAAATTTGTTCATCATCTAGTATATCAAGAGCGGCCTTTGCCTTTTCGTTGTTGTATCCATAATACTCTTTAACATATTCTAGATTTTTTAATTTCTTCGCCTTCAACCAAGGAGTATATCTTTTCCTTGTTCTCAGACTATTTAGTAAAAAATCAAACTGTAACTTCTTATCTAGGTGGTGGTATTGATTAAGTTCATTAACAAGAAGTATTGTATCAGGAAACGGAGCAACACACTTGTTTACAATAAAGGGTGCGTATTTCTTTTCCCATACCTCATCTTCGCTGTCCATCAAAGATTCTTTGGACACATTTATTGCATTGAGATAATCTTTTAGTTCATACATTTTATTTATCAACCCATGTTTTAAATACAACAACAGTTCTTAGATCATAACACTGTCGTGAAACAGGTTGTGCTTGATGTGGTGCGTATGCAGGGAATACGATTAGACGATTGCCAATGTTTTGTACTAACTGGCCATCAACAACAGTTCCACCGCCCCAATCCATTTTCCAATCAAGTCTAGGATAATACATCATAGTAAAGTCGCCATCATCCATATGCATGTGTGGTTCAATACCATGTGTATGTGCGTTCAAATACAATCGTTTGAATTCACTTACATTGTATTTCTCTTTAAAATTATACTTTGCAAGTGCAGTATCCCAAATAGGCATCAACCACTCGTATTCATTACTTGTTACTTCCCAAGGATTATGCCCACAAAAAACGTGCCAATGTTTGTTTGGAGTTCCCTGTTGAGAATGGTAATCATACTTCCAAGTTTGTTGTTTTAATTTAAGGTCAATTAGTTCTGCAAGATGCGGTTCTAATACGTTATCATATATGTCAATCATTTAATTTTCAAGGCCTCCAGCTAGTAGAGCTAATACACTCGGTTTTGGTAATTCCCTATATGGGATTCTTTCTAAATTTCCAGCAACCAAAATTCTTTTTTCATCACATGCATATGGTGGAACTTCATGTCTAACCCAAGCAGGAAATAAAACTAAATCTCCTGAGTCTGGAAATATATAGTGGTTTCCATCTCTACCATCTGGAAAAACTAATGGACTTGAACCTTTAGGTGTGTCAATATAATAACACCAAGACCAAACATTTGGCCAGTGAGCATGTGCAATAGAAAATTGCCCTCTAGTATACATCACCCCCCAACAATCTGATGTTCTACACTTGATAGGTGTTGAACCCATCTTCTCAGCGTATGGTATTATTATATCACACAATTTCTTAAATTCAGCATGACGTTCATGCATATTAAGATTAGTTATATTTGCTTGAACAATTGTTGCCTGACTTTTCCACTCATCGCCCGTGTTAAGAATAATCTGTTTAACACTATTGTGCAATTTCTCACCAACTCTATCAAGTATATTTTTAACCAAGATAGGGCGAGATATATTGAAGTCATAACTTACAACCTTGTTTCTAACAAGAGGAATTTTAGCAGGCTCGGTCATTTAAACTTTGCAGCTCCCATAATTTCAGTCAAACAAGCCATCAGATTTATTTCTTGGTCTGCAACAAAAGCTGCTTTATATTGATATTCAGCCAGTATAACAACCACATGAGGAATACTACCATTGTCCACATAGTTATACAGATTATCATAAAGTTTTCTAAACAAGCGACTAGGATCATTGTCTAGATTATCGACAACCCATTTGCGAACATTGGTAAACTCTTTTTTCTTCATTCCTTCCATCAAATTTTTGATGTTAGTTTCAGAAATATTTACGAGGATACCAGCATCAATCGTACCTGATACAGAGTACCGTTGTAGTTCGTTTAGTACCCTTCTCCAATCAGGGAAATGTTTATTAATGACTTCAGCGATAACTCTATTTTCATACCGTATTTTATTCTCATCTAGTATATTTATTGTCCTTTCCATAAACTGTTTTGCGAGAGTTGGCTTCTCAGTCTTAGGAATAGTAAAGTCAATAGTACTACAACGAGAATGTAAAGGTTGAATAATCCTGTTCTTGTAATTACAGGTCAGAATGAAACCACAGTTCTTGTGAAACTCTTCCATGAAACCACGAAGGGCTGGTTGAGTTGACTGTGGATTTAGATAGTCTGCTTCATCAAGAATGATGTACTTGCGCCCACCTTCCAATGATACTGTTGAAGCAAAGTTCTTAATCTTAGTTCTGAGAACGTCTATACCAGACTCCTCAGAACCATTGATCATCATATAAGTTGCCCCAATCTGTTCAAGCATTGCTTTCGCAGCTGTTGTTTTACCAACGCCTGGCCCACCAGACAAAATCAGATTAGGAAGATTACCCTCACTCACAAATTCTGTGAGAGTATCTTTTAGATTATTGGGAAGTACACACGACTCAATATCTTTTGGGCGATACTGTTCCACCCACAAAAATGTTTCCATAATATAAATTCCTCAAATTAAACATTATAAGCTGACTCTGGCTCCAGAGCAATAAAGTATTCAACATTTCCTGCTGAATTCTTAAAATGACTTATGTTTTTTGAGGAAACTTGAACATCATATGAACCTTGCATTAGTTTTAGATTTTCAACCTTGAACCAGAATTTATAATTATCACTCTGAGAATCAACACCCAAATCTAATGCATAATTATTTGCAGTAGCATTTTTCTTATCTGTAACTTTCAGACTTCCACTTTCAAGTGCCATATCAGGCGCACCAATAACTGCAGCAGCCTTTTGAATTGTTGAAAGTGTATCACTTGGCAAGTTAAATTTTACTTCACACTCTGGCATAATAATATCTTTAGTTGGTGTTGTGACCACTGATGGATCAGAATACCAATACTTCAAAGATTTTGATGTGCCTTCTTCTGTAATCATTACAAAATCATTCTCAAATTCTAACTCTGGTTTTGAGAACAACGAGATTGCAGAAAGAAACTCGTTCAAGTCATAGATTGCAAATTGTTGAGGAAACTCCTCAATCACTTCAGCCTTTGCA